AACGGACATTTGTTTAGATCTTTTGTTATAATCTATATTTATTTATAATTTATAAATTTGAAAGAAACTCCTGAAAGAGGTTTAACTTATGTTCTTCAAGTCTTTTTTGATCTACTAAGGTATTAATTCTTCTTTTTGTATTTTCTGCAAGTTTTTCACGAAGAATTCCACCTTCCCAAACCCACTCCTTTCCTTCCATAATTCCCTGAACAAAAGCATCGGGTGCAGATGGATCTGCAACAATATCTGCTGCAGTTGCTAACATAAAGTCTTCCCCAACAATTTTATGACCTTCATTGCTCATTTGTAATGAACCAACACCACGGGAAGATACCCCAAGAGTAACACCCTCGGAAATAAGTGATTTTGCAATCTTACCCATTGGAGTTTCAAGAAGTTGTGCTTTACCTCTAAAGTTTGAACCTTCTTGTGTTAAAGATACAATCTTATGAGATACTCTATCAAGGTTTACTGTAGGACCATCTGGGTGTCCCAGTTCTCCAAGAGCACGACCCTTTGCAATAAAATTTTCAGTATATCTTTTTACTTCACGGGCAAGAGTTTGCATTGGATACATTCTACCATTACGATTGCAAATATTCCCTTGAAGAAAAACTCCTTCTATATAAAGTTTTTTATTGTTTCCCGTACCTTCAGTAATAAATTTAACTTCCGATACTTCTTCTGTAATTAGTTTCATTTTTTTCCTTATTGGTAGTAATTACTCTTCACCTTCTTCATACTCACTATCTATTTCTCCAAACAAAGTTGCTGCTACTTCAGGACGAAGTAATTCAATATTTTCGGCAGCTTTTGCAAATAAAGCATTTTTGATTGTATCAGAAATTTCTGATGGTGATGCGTCGGATGCAATCAAATCTATAATACTATCCATTTTAATAATTTATTAAATATAAAATATTTATATCTTGCCACCTTTTGGTTCAGGAATTTGTGGTGCTTCCATACCAGTGTTTTCTATTCCAGGTTCAGATGGCATTTGTCCTAAATCTTCACCACCTTCCGTAGGTGCGGCTTCTGGTGGAATTGGATTCCCCATTTCATCCACAGGAGCGTTAGGATCTGGTATTATTCCTTTTTCAATTTCATCGTCAATTTGTTGGTCAATTTCAATAATATCGGAATCTGTTTGACGTAAGACTCTTTTGCGAACATATTCAGTAGAAAAATATTTTCCAATATATGGTTCAATCTGAGCAAGAGAATTAAGTCTTCCAGAAAGCATTTCAGTTTCTTTAAGTTCTGCAAATTGATTATCGTAAAGGAAATCATATTGAATATGATCTTCCATTTTTTTCCAATCTTCTGGAGAAACAATATTCTTTAATAATAATTGCGTTTTTAAAATATCGTTAAATAAACGGGAAAAACGCTTTCTAAGTCTTCCTACAAACTTAGAGAATTTAAGTTCATCTCTTAAAATTTCAGATGATCGACCTAAATTAAAACCATCCCCACCACCAGCAATTCTTGATTCAGGAACTCCTAATGCTCTATATAATTTTTTCTGGAAATATTCAATATCTGATAATTCTCCAAGATTTTGTCCGCCAGGAAGAGTGGTAATTTCTGTACCTCTACCACCTTCACGGCGAGGAAGCCAAAAGTCCTCAAGCATACTCATAAATTTACGATCATCACGAACTTCGCCAGTATTAGCGTCATATACTAGTTTATTTCTATAACGAGACATAACCTCTTTTAGATATTGCTCTGCCTTCACTTTAGGCAAATTTCCAACATCAATGTAAAAAATTCTCCTTTCAGGGGCTCTCGACAAACGATAAATTACAAGAGAATCCTCAATCATTCTAAGTTGATTGAGTGCTTTAATTGCTTTATGTAAGTACGATAGACAAGTTCCATTATTTCTATCAAATAATCCGGAAGTTACATAAGTCACAGCATCTTTAGTAATTCTTACTGCAGATTTGGGACTTTTTCCATATCCTCCCATAGAAGGACCTTTTAAAGTATAAACAAAGTATTCAGATATTTCGGGAAAATTAAATTGCTCTTTATCCTGCTGTCCATTTAATATTGCATTATTATTTAATCTTAAATTTTTGGAATTTTTCTTTTCTTCTCTAACAAACTTCATTTTCATCGGATCAATATATCTTAATTCTTTAATTCCATCCGATGGATTTTTTAAATCTATTACTTTTAAGTAATACAATCTTCCATCAACATACCAATTTCTAAAAATTTCATGACTTTTTTTATCAAAATCAAGCATTTCTTTAATATATTTAAATTCTTCACGAATTAGGGATTTTAATCTATTGCTTGCATTTAAATTTGAAAGTTCTATTTCTACCGGAGAATCATATAAGTCACTAACAATTGCTTCATTTACAACATCTTCAATAGCACTATCACACTCTGGATGTAGTGCCATTTCTCTATATCTACGCATTAAATCATATTCGGTCCTATATATTCCTTCAATATCTACATATTGACCATAAAATCCACTTTGAATATAATAATCAACCCCGTCCTCATTATTTTGAGGGACGGGGGAAACTATAGAATTAGATTTTTCTTCATTATCTTCAATTGAAAAACCAAAAAGTTTTGCCATTTTATAATTTAAGTCTTTACTGTCTGTATCTATTTATGGGGTAAATATTATTCAATATCAGTAACAACATCCTGATTGGATAGATTTGCAGTATCTTCAGAATTACCTGCTGCAGCCTCCCAATAAAGAACTTGCATTTCAACCGTAAATTCTTGAACAGAATCTGTGCCATAATCTAAATCAATTCTTGATATTGAAGTTGGGAAGATATCATAGAATTTATAATATCTTAGAGTATCACCATTTCTATCCAACTGATAAACTTTAGCATCAGCCATGTATTCGTTAGGATTTGTCTCACCTCTGTTTGTTGCTACGTTATTGATATAATTCATCCACCTTTCAAATCCGGTGCGAAGCTTAAAGTCAGTATCATTGATAATTGTGATAGTCCAAGTTTCAAATGTTCTATCACCAGCAACATTAAGAACTCTTCCCCTGAATGCAACAGGAAGTGCTGTTACATTTGATGCGGGAAGTGCTGCGGTCTTAATCAAGAATTTACCAGTATTAACTAAGTCCAATCTGTCAGATATTGGAGCATTGAGTGGAAATGATAACTCAACTTCAAAAAGATTGTTTCTTGCACCACCGCCAGTTAAGAAACTTTTAAACTGGCTAATAGTCTTAATTGTCGGAAAATTTGGTCTAGTTTCTGCCATTGTTTTTACCTCTAGTTAATTAAAATAAATTTTTAATAATATAACTTAGAAAGTACCAATAACTTCTTCAAAGTTAATGCCAGTTTTAGTAGCAATAAAGGTTAGACCAATAAAGTTAATTGATCTGGTTGGTTTGATATAAATGTCAGCAATAAATTCATTGTTGTCAATTACTGCTGGGGTATTATTTCTTTCATCGCAAACGACTAAGAAATCAAAAATACCTCTTTTTGCTTTAACATCTCTGAGGAATGGCTCAATTGTATTAATAAAGTTTTGTCTTGTTAAAGTATCATTAAATTCAAATAGTACATCTCTAGCACTACGTTCAATTGCTCTTTCAAGATAGATAAACAATCTTCTAACATTAATTCTATCAAATGCTGATGTTCTAGCATATGCCGTTTTATCACCGAATAATACAATACCAGCTCCTGGAGATGAAATTACAGGATTTATTCTATTCTGATAGAGTTTATCTCTTTGAATTCTTGTTGGATTATACGGCAATTTAACCGCATTCAGAATAGCACCTCTTGCAGTTCCTGCAGGGGAATACCAAGGGAATTGGTTAATATCAGTTCTTGCACAAAGTCCAGCTATATCTCCATTCAAAGGAACATATCTAAATGTATCATTAAATCTATCATACATGTACTTATATCCACTATCAAATACTGCGTATGTTGTTGAAGCTAGTGGAGAATAAAAACCTACAACATTTTCTGTTATTTGAGCATCACTAAAAATACTTGCTCCAGATTGATCGCCAGTATCCGAAATTGCAGCACCTCTGTATGGGGAAATGAATGCAACCACATCCTTTCTTTCTTCCGCAACTTGAATTATCTTGAATGCAAGTGACTGTGCAGATTCTCTAGTATATGCGGCAGAACCCATCAATATAAAATCAATTGGTATCTCGTCGTTTTCAAACTTTTCATATCCAGCGGCAATATCACCAACGTCTGCAGCAAGTGAACCAGATTCAGTTATATTTGAAAAACCATCATAGTTTTTTCCACCTTGTAGATCATAAGTTCTTGACCCAATAGCGCCAAATGGAATATTATCAGCATCTTGATCCCAATCAGTATCAGTTTCTAATTCGTAATTTTCTCCAAATGCTGTTGTTACTATTCCAGAAGGACCGCTAAGACCAAAAATAATCTCAGAGTTTGTTGTTAAATATTGTCTCCAGTAGGATGCACTTCCAACAGAGAATGTTGCTTTTGTTGCTTTGGAAAGTCCAATATGTCTCTCAAGAATAGATCCTGCATTTCCGGTAATTTCTCCACTACCGTCAATAACTAGCATATGGAATTCATCAAATCTACCACCTCTATCTGAAGCCCACTCTGTAGTTCCTGGTCTATAGGTAACAGAATCCCAATTAATGTTAACTGATGTAGTAATGGCGACGGTTTGTTGTTCAAACCAATCTAGTTTAGATGCAACAGATGTTGTTGCAACTCCAACCCCAGAATTATTGACTATTGTAACTACTTGATTCTCAAATTCCCAAGTACCATTTTCTTGGTAATCTACTTTAGTTTCTGTATTTCCTGCGGATACGTGAGATAGTACTTTAACACTGATTGTATTTGATGTAGTACTAACCCCAGTAATTATTCCCTTTAAAAATCCATCTAAAGTACTAGTTGTTCCTGCACCAATAAGAGTCTTTGAAGTTGCTTGCGTTACTCCATAACCAACCCAAGCGGAGGAAACAGATACTGAAGTTGAGATTGACAGTATTTGGTCTGCAAATGAATCTATAATAGCTACTCTAATTCCATTTGCCCAAGATCCTGGATTTTGTGCAGAAATTAAAGTAGTTCCTAATGTATTTAAATTATATCCTAATTCATTGTAATGGTCCAAACTTTTAATTTTTACACCACCAACAACTGCACCAGGAATTCCGGCGACTGATACATGAGCATTTTTTAAGTTTTCACTATCTGCACGAACAATTCTCATATTTCCACCATATGCAAGATATGATGAAGCAGTTAACCAATACTCATAATTATTATCTACACCATATGGCTTCCCAAAAGTGTTTAAAAGATCATTCTCCGTTTCTATAAAAGTTTGTGATTCTACGGGTCCCTTCGCAAAAGGTCCCACAAGGGCACCAGTAATTGATTCTGTTGGTCTTACAGCACCAGTAGTTAAATCAACCTCTCTTACTTTAATTCCAGGAGATGCTAAATTAAGTGGCATCTTTGTTTCTCCTACAAGTCCAGAATATCTAAAAATATTTATAAATTATATGCTTTACAGGTAGTCCCACATAAAACTTCTATCTCCATATTCATCTAAATTCCAAACTTCTAAAGTTTCTTGTTTGTTATTTTCGTTAGCAAGCAACCACATATCTCCAGTTTCACTATCAATTGTGAAAGTTTCTTCCAATCCATCGTCTATAAACCCAAAAGGTGACATATCTTGCTCTATTTGATTTTTTTGTTCTTCATAAATTCTTTTACGAACATCATTGTCCGTCATTTCTTTAAAATATGGTTGAGCTACCAACCAAGAAAATATTACTAAACACATTGCCAAGTCATCATTACAACCTTCTTCTGCTTCAAATGAATTATGTTTTTGAATAAAAGTTGTCAGTTCACTAATAATATCATAGTCATTTATTACTAATTTATCATCTTCTATTAAAGTTTTTAGGTTTGAGCATCCAAGTTTTTTGACAGATGAAGTCATCCTAACTCCCAATTGAGATTTTTTTCCACTAAATCCAGACCCAACTAACTGTCCTGCTCTACCTCTCATAGAACACATAAGAACATTATCATATTCTAAATCAAAATGTAGAATGTTTGCTACTTGATCTCCAATATCATTAACTTCAATTAACACCCACGCATGGTTGTAAACTTTTCCAATTTGATCTATAATACTTGGAAATAGCATAGGCTTTATTTCATTGTTTTTATACTTTGCTACTTGCTTATATGGAAAATTTGTAATATCAAAAACTATAAATGTAGAATAATCATTACCTATTCCTCTAGCAACATCAACTGTTATCATATAGTTATGTTCTTTAACTGGATTTTCATAAATATCCAATCCTTTATCTCTTCTAATTGGATCCTCATAAACTAAAGTTTTTAATTTAGTCACATTAATTAGAGTATCAAGAGACCCTAAGAATTCGCATTCAAACTCTACTTTAAACTGCTGCTCCGATGTATTGGCAATAGTTTGTGCTTTCCATTTCTCATCTCTTCCTGGAACTTCTGACCAATGAACATCAGTTGTAACATATTCATTTCTATCCCTTTCAGCATCGTGCCACATTCGGTAGAAGTGGTTCATACCATGTGGAGTAGAAACTATAATGACTTTAGTAGATTTACCTGAAGTAATTGTTGGATATACGGATGCGAAGAAACTATCTGCTATATGATTTGGAACGAATGCAAATTCATCCAAGAAAATAATATTAAATGACATTCCTCGGACAGCAGATGCAGAGGTCGAAGCAGCAAGAATCTTTGAACCGTTCTCAAGTTCAATAGAACCTTTATTCCATGAAATAATTCCTTGCTGCATCCATTTTGGTAAATTTTCATATGCAGTTGCTAATCTACCAAGAAGTTCTCTAGCAGTTGCTGCTTTGTTTGCTAGAATACCAATATTTACACTGTCATTAAAAATTAAATAATGCAATAAATACGAAACAACAGTAGTTGATTTTCCTGTTTGTCTAGGCATTTTACAGATATTGAATCTGTACTTATGGAAATTATTAATTAATCTTTCTTGAAATTGGTATGGTTTAAATTGAACTAAACCCTCATCAAGAGAAACAATTTTAACATAGTTATTGGCAAAATATATTGGGTCATCTTTACATTTTAAAAATTCGATGATTTGTTCTTGACTGAATTCAATAGGTGTGTTTACTTTTTTTAAATTAGGATTTCCTAAGTATACACTATCAGTTGACATACCAAAACTCCGAAGTTATGCTATTATTGGATTATTATTTTCATCGTGTCTTTGATATGTACCTATTCCTATTGGATTATTATTTTGGTCATACCTTTGATATGATGATGGAGTTCTAGTACCTATTCCAGCAGGACTATTATAGTCATAAGCAATATAGTCTACATTAAAATCTTCATAAGTTATGGTAGTCCATCCTTCATTTCCACCAAACCGAGTTACTGTAGTGAATCCTGGTTGAGGTGATACTGGTTGATTATTTTCGTCGTGTCTTATGTACATATTACGTTAAATCATAGAATCCTAAAGCAGCAACAACACCACCAGTTCCAGTGATTGTTTTTACTGCTACTGTGTATATATCACTAACTTTATCTTGAGTTCTTCCAAGTTGAAGATCCCAGTTATATCCTTCTGCTGTTCTAACTGCACCTCCTGCCTGATTAGAACCATATGCATATGAAAAATCCACAGGAACACCACCACTCATAGAAGTTGCAGTAATATCATATTGAACATTAGGACTTTCTGAATCTGTCCATGCAGCACCAACAAGAGTTGGATTTTTAAAAAGTGAAATTACATAAGGAACATTATTTGATAAAGGAAGACCGTCAAACTTAGTTGGAAGAATAATTGCATCTTCTCTTTCTGGTTTAAGGCGTATTGAAACAATTGGTTTATATGTAGTTTCTGCAAGAACTGAAGATGTTTGACTTACAAAAGTTTCTGCAACTTTCTTTTCATATCCGCCATTTGACTGAACAGATACGCAAATCTGTTTCATCAGAGATGGTGATGTTGTAATTCCAGTATTCAAAATTTCATAACGAACTGGAAGACATGGGGTGGTCATATAGGTACTATCAATATGATTTGCATGATTAAATTGGTGTACTGTGATAAATTTACCATCAATTGCAAATCCAACTCTTACTGAACCAACACCTAACCATTCATATTCCGTGTAGAAAATTTGTGCTTTTAAAATATCTAATTGAATACCACTTGGATTACTTGTACTAAATCCAGTTCCATCAAGAGTATCTATATTCCATTCTGATTGGGGAACTATAATTACAGTTGGTATACCAGTTACTGCCGTTCTTTTAATAATATTGAGTTGAGAACCATCAAGTTCCAACATTATACCATTTTCGGATGTTGCATATCCTGCTCTTTGTACAAGATTTTCCTTTGCTGGGTTAAATACAAAAGTCTGAAGAACTTGTAGAGATTTTCCTGGTTGATATGCAAATACTCTTTTACTTTCTCTTATTAGTGAGCAACCTGCAGTAGTTCCAATTCCAAGAGTTGCAGTGCTTTGAGCAGTTATCATTCCAACTGTAGAACCCGTTCCAACAATTACATCACTAAAATCCCCATCCTGAGCATAACGATGGGTTGAATCAAAAAGTGTGTATGGATTTGATATCTTTAGTCTACCAAAAAGATCTCCAGAAAAACCTTGACCCAACTCATCATAAATTTGTCCGTATCTATCGGCACGCATATAAACCTCAAAGAGACTTCTCTCTTGATTTAAATAATCTTGTTCATTTTTATTCCATTGAGCCATAATTTAAATCCACTCTAACTTTGAAGGATGATATCTTTTTGAACTTGTTATGTTTAAATTAATATCTTCAGCGGGATAGATATTGTGAACTATTGCTCCCGGATATTGTCTTTGGAGTTGTTCTGCTAATTCTTGTTTACTAGGAATGCCTTCAGAAACTAATTCTAATCTATAGATGCTTCCATTCCAAACAACATCTGCAGTATAATTTTCCCCAACTTTTTGTTGTGTAGGAGTAGATTCTGAGTTATTAATGTAAAGATTTCCGTTAAAATCTCCCGATATATTTACACTTTCAGAAATAAACTGTTTGAAGGTTTTCATTTTGTTTACCATTTTACTTTATCTGCCCAATAAGCAGCACTCATCTTACCTTTAGCGATATTTTTTGCGTGTCTTGCCTTAAATCTTTCTCTTCTATTTGCGTATGCTTTAGATTCTCCTTTTTTCTTGGGAGAACCTTTTACACCTCTCTGTCCAAATCTAATAATTTTTTCTTCCCCTCCATCACATGCTTTTACTACGTGGGACTTTCCCGTGAGTAAAT